TGACGCAGATTGCTGAAAATCCATCTGCTTCTGCGCAGCCTGGGCTGACGCCACATTCTGCTGTTTACCCCCTACATAGCTCAAAGCTCCCCCAATAATGGGGGCTATGGGACTAAAAACGCCGCCAATAGTCTTGGCGACGTCTCCAATTGTCGATAAAAGTCCCATTAGAAATGATCGATCAGGCCTGGTACGGAGTACAACGGCATTGGCCGTGCCTGACGTACATTAAAAAACCCATCAAACAGGAATTGCTTACCGTTTGCTGATTCTCCAATAGCAACCACACGATCCACCGGAGGTGTATCTTGAATAAACTCATCGTTCAAAGCCGGCAGAGTCCCAAACTCTTGGGCCAAATGCCAAGCATCTAGTGTACCCGCTGCCGTTGAACGCATATAACCAGTAATCTGACTGGGCTTATAACGATACTCTGCCCAGCGCTCCTGGTAGCCGAATACATCATCATCATCCGCCGTACCTGTGCAATAAATCTCCTTATTGAGCACTGCTTGCTCACCAAGAGTAGCAAACGCCGGAAAATAAAAATCATAACGTGTAGACCTTGACCACATACGTGGAAGGCCCTGCTGATAAGTAAGATCAGCTCGAACCGACACTAAACCTATAAGCACCCCGTGCTCAGTAGCATTGTACGTAAATCCGTGATTGTACGCGAGAGCCGTGCCAAAAGCGGCCAAATTGCCCTGCGGACTAGTATCCTCAGCAAGCCCTGTGGCGCTAGTTTGGGCAACGGGATTAATAGATACGGGAGTGCTACCACCACCAAGATATTCAGGGCGCTGCAAACGAGCATCAGGACTGACAACTCCAAAATGCGAACGGATAATTTCAGTGTAACGAGTACCGCCACGGGCATCCCTTTCAAGTAACTTCTGAATCTGAAACGACTGACGCAACTGGTTAACCGTTGCAGCTGTAGCAGCAGATAAATCTGCATACAAACCAGACTGGTTACCATACTTAACAGGTAAGTTAACACCTGTACCACCACCATAAACAAAAGCAACGCCACTGCCGTTGTTTTGAGCATTAATTGGTAAATTAGAAAAAGCACCGCTAATTGCTGAATAATTAGGGTTATTACCATTAGACAGAACAGGAGCACTAGCGCCTAAAGGCAGCGTTACTGCATCGCCCTTCTGAGGCCAAGGCAAAGCACTAGTAAAATAATCATGTCGCTTACCGCGACGACGTAACACGTAATCATCCGGATCATCCGGACCGTCATCGATATCAACAACCGCAGAATCTTGCAAATTCTGATCTCTAAACCACTCATTCCAAATCAGGTTATACGCACGAGTCCAAAATGCACAATGCGTAACTGTATTTGGAGCTGTAATCTGGCCTGCCGTAGGCAATCCCATATAGTCTTGCAGTGAATTCACTGCATAACCACCAGCCGGCGATGTCATCTCCGGAACTGTGTAATCTATCGAACTGTCTGGATCTGGGTACCTTTCACCCATAAACTTTTGCCAGTTCTCCCAAACCAAACGGTTTGGAACAAAAAAGAAAAACGAATCAAGATGCATGTTATCCATAATTGGAAACAATGGCGTAGCCAGTCGGGCAAACGCCGTCATCTGTAAATTAATCGTATCTCCAGGAAGAACTTCGTCCACATATACGGGAACCAAATATCCCGAATCAAACGTCGTTTTATACGACTTCTGTGAATCAAACTTAGACCGAGGAATATCAGCTCGCGGAATCATAGCGAACTGATGGACATTTACAGACTTATTACGATGCATCATCGTTATCTCCTAATTGCGGGGCGATCTTTTCAGATCACCCCCCTTGTATTTAAGTACGACTCTTAACCTGCTTGCCTAACGCTAACAGCTTCGGAGTCTCATGTAAAGCAAATTTACCATCAAAATCATCAAAAATACCCAATTCGTAAAGATCAAAATCGTCTGGATGCGCATACATCTGATTATCAGGCGCACTACGATTGACTTCATCCTGAAAACTACGAATAGCAACTCCAGTAGCAGGTAAAAAAAACGGGCGACCATAACACTCTGCAGCCCTATCTTTGATAGTACACACTAACATCTTCATATAATTTCCTCACGTCAAACTACGTTTAAGCAAAGAAAGCCTGGCTTTCGCCACCTTTTCTTTTGCTGCCAATCTCTCAACAGTATTATCTTCATACTTGTCTCGAGCTCTCTTTTCTCGCTCAAACTCTATCCATTCAAAACTGATAGGGTCTTCGGCCTTATACTTTTTATCGTAAAAGCGAGGTGGCCGAACCTTTCTGCCGTTAACCACAACAAAATCATGTGGATAAACGTCATCCTTAAACTCCTTATACCAGTCATAACCTATGCCTGGCTTCAAACTCATCTTATTAAACTCAGGTCTCCGCTGCGAAACCTCCCCAGTATCTGGGTCAACCCATTCATAATGTTCGGCTTGTTGCTTACCGTTAATCTTCTTCATTATGTAACGGGCAACGTACGCAGCCGATTGAAAGTTGACCTCTCCGAGGGAGGAATAACCAAAAGGCCACAACTTTTCAAGCTGTTCGGATCTAAAAATTCGACTGCCAACATCCGTCCGCTTCCAAAGCTTCTTATCCGAAAAATCGAAGTTGAATACGCAGGCATGGAAGTGAGGTCTGCCAAAATTTTCGCCATATTCTCCTGCCATATAAAAACGAATCGGATACTGACCCTCTACGGGGTCAATGCCTCTATGCGCCTTCCGAAGGCGCTTCATGAACTTCTGAAAATGATCATAATGCAAACTCTGGTCTGCCGGCAAGTTCTCATCGTTATACGTCAACGTAATAAAACAATTGTTTGTATACCTACTTGCCTCGTGCAAACACCTAATCGCCCACTGGCGAGAACGCTCAAGCCGACAACCTACGCACTGACCGCATGGCAGCGTGAGGCTGCGCACGATGTCGTGCCTGGCGCTCTCATAGAAAACAACGTCCCCTGCTGCCGTTTTCCACGCCGATAACGGGTGGAAACAGGGCACGTTACAGTCGCCATCCGCCGCGCATAGGGTTACTACGCATATTGGCGGACTTCGTCCGCATAGAACCCCTACGAAACTTCTTAGCGGCTTTATATTTATTAATTGGTCTACGACGCATCATATTTTTTCTCCTTTTGGTGTCACCTAGCACAGTTACATCAAGTAGATCACTGTGCAGGCTCGCCCGAATCGGGCTCGCTAGGTGACGAAACGACCGCCTGAACGGTCTCTTCACGAAGAAGGCCCAATGCCTTCATCTCGTCTCTATTGGCCTCATCCGAGGCCCAATCAACAAAAAGAGCGGGATCATTATCAAACTTTGACCTTACCTTAGCGGGCAGCTGAAGGAAGGAGTCTTGAGCTGCCATCACCGCATTAAGGGCAGACTGATAATCAGTAATCCCGCTAAAATCACCATATTGAGGCTGAACGCTACCAGCAGGTAGCTGGCCAGTAACATTAAACTGGCGCAAAATATTATTAATATCGCACTCATCTCGAAATGACTGCTTAGTCCTACTAGGCTTAGTAAAAACAAACTTGGAATTATCACTATTCTTGTCACGATCATAGGTAATCGGATTCTTAACACGCATTTTTACCTCGTAATAAATGGCTTAATCAAATCAATTATGGGTTTAAGCTGCTCCACATTCTTACCCAAATTGTCAAAATTACGCATGGCTTCAATACTAAAATCAAGCAATTGCGTTTCACGCTTTATCTTCTGAACAGTCGCAATAATCTGCTGTTCAATCTCTCTCTGGTTCCAATTCTGAGAACCCAATAACTTAGCTTGATTCCACAACATATAAGCTGTCTCACGCAGCCTATCACCCTCTAAAGGCACATTCTTAATCTCTTCTAATATCTTAGCCGTCATAGCCCTAACATTAGCCATCTGCGGCTCGCTCAGGTTCTCGGAAGTCTGCGCTTGCTGAGCTGCCGCTCCTGACGACTGAGATGAAGAATAGGCCTGGGCGGCCATAGCACCAGGATTAACAAACTGGGGCATCGCCCCACCTGGTGTAGTGGCACCGCCTAACTTAGAAACTAACATCGGGTTTATACCCGCTGCTTTTAAATCAGCTACTTGCCTTTGATAAGACGTATCTGACGCAGATTGCTGAAAATCCATCTGC